TAGAAAACCTAACTGTTTTGGTAGATGGTAATAGTGCTGAGATTGAATCTATTAATCAAAGGGTTATTAAGACTGAGGATGTTTTGCTTTCTTCCGCTGCTAATGTCAATAGGCTAAACGGAGAATATTGGAGGGCATTGGAAAAGCCAACCACACAACAAGAAGCCAACGAGATCTTCTACGACGCTATTATAGAACTACAAGAGCAAGTAGCAAAACTAAATCTTCAGGTACACGCATACAACCAACTACCTGATCCCGAACTATACAACCACGGAGATATTGTGTTTGTAGAGTCATCACTCATAGAAGGGGAAGACGGATAATGCCACAGTTTTTACAGCACTTCACACAGAATCTAGGTACGCCAGGATTCACCTACATTCCTGAAGGTTTGGATTGGGTACGCTTTTGGGACAATGAGGTATATTGGAGCCGCATTCACCAAGGCCCCGATACTTATTGGTGGGATCATATGGATAACCTAGTCAATATGTATCACAATCTTGGAATTAAGATTATCTATTGCTTTGGCGGTACTCCCAATTGGCTTTCTACACTAAAAGACGTTCCCAATGACCACCACCCTTGGATGGGTAATGGCTCACACGGTATGCCAACCAACCTTGATGAATGGAATAAGTTTTGCTATGCTATTGCTGACCGATACAAAGGAAAGATCCAAGCATACGAGATGTGGAACGAACCACAGTTGTTAGGATATATGAGTCCGTGGGATCAAACCACACGAGACACAATGGCTAAGATGTGTAAGCGTGGTGCTCGCACCATTAACAGCGTTGACCCTTCTGCTGTAGTTCTTGGTCCAAACATCTTTGTTGGTAACGATGGACGAAAGAATCGTGCTACTAAGATTGCTGAGGCAATGGCAGATACACAAGGGGCATTCGGTCCTTGGGAGCATATTGAGGCGATGGCTTGTCACATCTACCCCGATACAGGGCAGGGAGCAAGTGAGTGGCGTAGGCAACTTGATGAGAACATCAGCATCGTAAAGGGTCTTGGTGGTCCAAGCAAAATGTGGATCACAGAAACAAACTACAATCTTCTTGGACCCGTTTTGCCTGAAAACTCAACTACCGAAAAACTCATACAAGACACATATGATGCAGCAGGTGGTAAGTTTGTTATTTGGTATGCTTACAACCGCCACGCTGACCTTGGTGGTCTTGATATGCGTGATGGTAGGGTAGCACATAACAAGATGGTTGAGATCTGTACAGGTCAGGAATACCCACCAAACGTACAAATGTCTTACACCTCAACTGATACAGGTTGGAGTGGGTATGAGCCATCTGATAGTATTACAGTTACTTATACTCTAAAGAATGAAAGTAGCCAAGCAATCTCTGTTAGCCATAGCGAAGCAGGGCTAAGTCCAAGTGGAAACACCCTAATAAACGCAGGGGCTACACAGAACTACTCAAAGACTTACACAAGTAACCCACCAAGCAATAGGGCTACTGTTACATTTACAGGAACAATCAATCACAGTACAGGCTTGCTACAAAGTACGCTAGACGCAGGAAGGAACTTACCCGACAAACCATTACCTCCCGCAGAAAAGCCTATTAGTATTGCTGTAGCAGATATCTCTGAGGATTGGACAGGTCACGAGGAATCAGATACGCTTACCGTAAAGTTTAGGGTAACCAACACATCTGAAGAAGATACACTTGTTTTATCATCCATCACAACCCCTAACATTGGGCTGAGCAGCGGTACGATTGCTCCCAATGAAGTATTTGTTATGGAAGCAGAGATAAATAACTACCAAGGAAATATTGATGTAGTTATCAAGGGAACATCAACTAGCAATTCCAGCAGGGGAGTGGAATGGTCAGGCCAAGTATCAGTAGCAGCAAAACCCACTCCACCTCCACCAAATATACAGGAGGGAGCAGACGGAGTTTGGGTATTAAATAACGGCACTTGGGAGCATATCGCAGACCTTACCTCAGAATCCGTCACACCATAATGAAGAATATAGATCTTAAAGTTTTAGCATTAGGGACAGTTAGCATTGTTCTTATCCTTTTGACTATTGGTGCTATTATTCGTGCGGTTCGCACAGGTGAAGGTCTTGATAGTGGTACTGCATCAGCAGCATTCGCACTATTGGGGGCTATGGTCGCAGGGTCTATCGGATCAGCAGCGGCAGCAAATAATGCCATCAAGGAAAAGAAGGAAAAGGATTACGCAGAAGACGACGACTACAATTACGAAGATCCACTATAGACGAGAATAGTTCCAAGCAAACATAGTCTCAGGATAGAATGGCTCTATTAAATCGTTAACAGCGTTAGCGTACTCTGTTATTTCCGTTTGTGCCCCTTCACCCTTTCGTAATGATAGGAAGTTGAGGACGGCATTGAGAGAAGTAGTCCATCGCCACCTAACATACATAGCATAAGCAGGAAGAAATAGTCTTGCTTGTTCAGGTGCGATACCTCTATTCATTGCTTCTTCATATAGTTCTACAGACTTGTTTATATGTTTTTCCATCAGGGAGGAAGCAATAACACCTGTATCTTTATTTACAATATCTCCACTACCCTGTTTGTTGTTATCAGGAGAAGAACGCCACTCATTATATTTAGGAAGATAGAAAACAGGTTCTTCTGTAATATACCTTCTAGAAGATTCATTCCATCCTTCCTGATCATCAAGATGTGTAGAGGAAACTACATGCTTCCACCATTGACGAGCAATCATTAAAGGTGCGTGTACCTCAAAAGTCATAACACAATGGCGAAGGGTAGAATCATGCTTATGCTTGACTAGAAAATTTATTAGTCGTAAGTCTTTTTCGTCTAATTCTTCTACCTCTTTTGCGTAAGAGGCACGGGCAGCATTTACTACATCCTTGTCTGATCCCATATTGTTGATAAGTTTTACGTAGCCGTGGTCTAATACCCTTGACAAATTTTCCTCTGACATGCTATACTTTCTATAAATCGGCACCACAAAGGGGTGATTTGGAACTTCTAGAAGAGGTTTTCTTCTCTTCTTTATCTTTATATAAAAGATATTATACACAGGGTTTTTAGATTTGTCAACCCCCTAGCCAAAAAAGATTGTAACAATTTGGTAACGGGCAAACCGTGGTATAATAAGAGAGGTGATTATTGTATGTCTCAGAACTTAGGAACGGATTTTGTAGTCAAGATTGCTTCACTTGCCGACGACGCAAGCATAGTTGAGGCATTCCAATATTACCATCAGGGAGGGCTTACAGGATCACCTGCCCCCGAATCTATGGAGTACCACCTAAATCAGTTGGCTCAAACGGATATCGACATACAAAACCAAATAGATACTATTGAGGCAAACGTTGAGTCACTACAGCAAGAGATTGGAGATTCCTTGGCACCTACCTACGTCAAGATGAATCCAACCTCCAACAGCGACCTTGCTGATGCTAACATTATCAACGCTCCTCAGGGAGTTATGCCACTACAGATTGAAGGATCTGCGGGTACAACCGAACCACTCCAACAATGGCGTATTGGTACTGATGTAGTAGCAGAGATTAGACCTGATGGGTCATTCGCTACCGACGACGGCAACGGCAACCTTGTAGAGATCATCAACAACTCAACAGAGCAGACCTTAGAGAACAAGGTTATTATAAACTCAGTACTCATTACTGATATGGAAACAAGGTCTACTTCATTTACCCTTGGTCTTGCTCAGCAGGGTAAGACTATTGAGTGTAACTCATCAAGCACAATGACCGTTTCTATTCCCGCAGAAACTACAACTGACTTTCCTATAGGAACACAATGGCTAATCATTCAGATGGGCGAGGGTCAGGTTACAATCTCACCAAACGCAGGCGTTACACTTGTGGGAACACCAACGCTAAAACTTAGAGCACAATACTCTGCTTGTACGCTAGTAAAGCGTGCAGCAAATTCTTGGGTAGTTATGGGGGATATGGCTACCTCATAGGTAGGAGATTATTATGGGCACTACACCAACTTTCGGATTTCCATATCCCGATCAAACCAACTCAGTAGATGTTGCTGACGATATTGCTTCTTTGGCACAAGCCATTGACCTTACGCTACCCATGTTCGCACCACTTGATAGTCCTACTCTTGTAGGCGTACCCAAGGCTCCAACGGCTTCCGCTACAACAAATGACACACAGATTGCCACGACAGAGTTTGTACACAGCCAAGGGTACATTACGGAAGAAGAAGCAGACGATAGGTATGCCGACGCAAACGGGGGAACAAGCCAAGACCCAACATTTGACGGAACCATCAATGTTCCAAGTCTTGCTACAGGTGTGGTCTTGAGTGATGACAATAACCAACTTACAACTGTTCCTGTTCTTGGTATTGCTAAGGGAGGTACAGGAAACGCTGCTACAAACGCAGGTGGAGTTGCTTATGTAAACGAAACAAACACAGCATTTGAGTATACCTCTGATGGTGTTGAGGGTCAGTACCTTATGAGTACAGGCCCCGCTACCCCACCTGTTTGGTCAGACGTACAAAGCACCTTCTATGGTACTGTCACTCCAACAGCGGGTACACAGGACGGAGCCCTTTGGGTAGACACAAATTCTATGAGTCTAAAGGTTTATGACTCTACCACAGGATTCAATGTTGTAGGTGGAGCACCAAATAGGACAGTTGCCTCAGGTGCATCAATCCAATGGACTGACCAAGGATCAGTTGTAGAGGTTAATAGTTCTGAGGGCACAGAGGCAAACATCAATATTCCAAACAATACTCAGGTAGCGTTCCCTATCGGAACGATCATCACCCTGATTCAGGCAGGTACAGACAGGGTACGAGTTACAGGAGAGTCAGGGGTAGTAATACGAGCAACCCCACTACCTCTCACTCGTACACAATGGTCAACCTGCACCCTCTACAAGAGAGCCACAAATGAGTGGCTTGTAGCAGGAGATATCTACATATAAAAACTATGATATAATACTAATGGAGGCACAAAATGGCAATTATTTCACTTATCACAGGGGCAACGAGTTCAGGTGTTCGATACACCAACCCCAAGCCTACTGCTACCTATAACACTACTTCTAAGTTTAATATTACTAACCCTGATCCAATTGCTACCTACACCTCCACAGGCAACGCAATCACTATGGCTAACAGTAACTCACTTGTTACCGTTTCAGGTTGGGGAACAGCAAACGTATCTAACGTAACCGTTAAGGGTCTATCCCCCTCCCCCGCAGTTGCCCTATCTCGTGCTCCATTCTCATATGGCACTTACTACGCACCACCACCCGCACAGTATGGATTCCCACACTTCCAAGCCTGTCCAGGTGGAGGCACCGTTCACGCAGGTCAATGCATGGTCTTCCACGGTTCCCCAAGTACCTACAAGAATCCAGGACCAGGCGGTTATTCTTCAGGTGCTAATGAATGGTACCGCATCCAATAAGAGTCTTCTACCACATTTATCAGGGTATGCCTTGGCGTAACCTTATGTTGGAACAAATAGATACTCTTTACTCCACTTCCATCATGGAGGTTGCCGACCTCCATATAGGAATAACGGATACGCTTGACCCACCTAAGAAAGCACAGGTGGCAATCAACAATCCTGATCGTGGAGAATCGGCAACTATAAAGGCTTTGTACGATTACTGCGTTGACAATCCTGACGCAAAGGTGCTTTACTTCCATACCAAGGGAGTAACGCATCCAACGAAAGAGCAGAGGGATTGGAGAAAGATGATGGAGTATTGGTGCATTGAAAGATGGGAACTCTGTGTTGAGCAGTTAGAGATGTACGATACAGTTGGTTGTAACTTTAGTTACGAAACGTGGTCAGGAGCATACCCTCACTACTCAGGTAACTTTTGGTGGGCCAATGCAGAATATGTTTCTAAATGTGACTTGACTTTCTTAGAGAGTCGTGATAGAATAATGCACGAGTGTTTCATCGGCTCAGGAAATGGCAAAATGTTAGATCTTCATTCCCCCGCTGTGGATTTGAAATACACAGAGTATCCACGGTCGGAGTATGAAGATCTTTTGTGACAAAACTGTTACTCGTTTTAGACCACCTTAGCCACAAAGACTCGTATAATAAATAGATAACTTATAAGGATGGTGTACAAATGTCAATAGTTGACGACAACGGATCAATCGTTGATCCATACAGAAATTTTATTCATATCAGTAGGTACTCAAGGTGGAAGGAAGAAGAAGGACGACGAGAAACGTGGGTTGAGACAGTTGATCGTTACATTGACTTTATGCGTGACCACCTAGTTGAGAACTTCGGGTACAAAGAGAATGACAAGAAGTTTACAGAGGTTCGTAATGCTATTCTCAATCACGAGGTAATGCCTTCTATGAGGGCTCTAATGACTGCTGGGCCTGCTTTAAAAAGAGACCACATCTCAGCATACAACTGCTCTTTTATTGCCACAGATTCCCTCAGAGCGTTTGATGAGGCTATGTATGTTTTGATGAACGGAACAGGCGTAGGCTTCTCTGTAGAAAGCAAGTACACAGAGCACTTGCCTATCATTGCTGATGAGTTGTTCGACACAGAAACTACTATTGTTGTTGAGGACAGCAAGTTAGGTTGGGCCAAGGCATTCAAAGAATTGATTGGTCTTCTCGTTACAGGTCAGATTCCTAAGTGGGATCTTTCTAAGGTACGCCCCGCAGGTGCACGCCTCAAGACTTTTGGTGGTCGTGCATCAGGGCCAGAACCACTAAACGATTTGTTTAACTTTACTGTTGAGACATTTGATGCAGCCAAGGGTCGTAGGCTCAAGCCTATTGAGGCACACGATCTTATGTGTAAGATTGGCGAGGTAGTTGTTGTTGGAGGTGTCCGTCGTTCTGCTTTGATCTCACTATCTAACCTAGATGACTTTGAGATGGCTAAGGCCAAGTCAGGTCAATGGTGGGAGACAGAACCACAGCGAGCACTAGCAAACAACTCTGCCGTCTACAACCGCAAGCCAAACACAGCACAGTTCTTGCGTGAGTGGCGTAACCTATACGAGTCAAAGTCAGGCGAGCGAGGCATCTACAATATGGATAGCGTCCGTAAGCACATCGACAAGTTTGAGCGTCGTGACTCAGCCAAGGTCGCAGGCACAAACCCTTGTGGTGAGATTTTGCTACGCCCAAATGAGTTCTGCAATCTTACAGAAGTAGTTGTATCTGCTGATGACGATGAGAAGTCATTGAAGAACAAGGTTCGCCTTGCTTCTATTTTGGGTACTTGGCAGTCCACACTAACAGACTTTAAATACATTCGTAAGTCTTGGAAGGCTAACTGTGAAGAAGAGCGTTTGTTGGGGGTATCACTTACAGGTATCTTTGGTAACAAACTAACAGGCACAATGCACGATGGTTTGCCAGATCTTCTTGTAGATATGCGTAAGCAAGCAGTAAACGAAAACAAGAAGGAAGCAAATGTTTTGGGCATTGAGGCTTCCGTCGCTGTTACTACCGTCAAGCCATCAGGCACAGTATCACAACTAACAGGCGTGTCAAGTGGCATTCACCCTTGGTACAGCGAGTACTACATTCGTACTGTCCGTGCAGATAACAAAGATCCACTAACCTTGTTCCTCAAGGATTTCGGAGTACCAAACGAGCCTGACATTATGAAGCCTGATGCTACAACAGTATTTAGTTTCCCAATTGCAGCACCTAAGGGGGCCACGGTTACATCAGACCTTACCGCTATTGACCACTTAGAGATTTGGGCGGTATACCGTGAGAATTGGACTGAGCATAACCCCTCAGTTACCGTAAACATACATGAAGACGAATGGTTGGATGTAGGTGCTTGGGTATATCGTAACTTTGACAATGTAGGTGGTGTTTCCTTCCTGCCTGCTGTAGAGCATAGTTACAAACAAGCACCCTATCAAGAAGTAACCAAGGAAGAGTATGATGAACTAGTTTCAGCATTCCCCACGAACATCCCGTGGTATTCTCTTCCTTTGTATGAGTTGGAAGATAGTACTGCGGGATCTCAAGAGTTAGCATGTTCTGCTGGCGGCTGTGACGACGTAGATATCCCCTCCTCTGTTCAGGAGACAGTATAAATAGGTCGCATTTCTAGGAGGGCAGGGCTTCGGCCCTGCCTTTCTGGTATAATAGAGGTATTGTGAAAGAACGTAACAGGTACGCAAACAAGGTTTATTCAGAGCATCCAATTGGCATGTGGCCTTTGGACGACAACGCTTTCTATATGTCTATGATCACGGACAGCGATAGGACCTTTGAGAATTGGACGTTAGTAAATTGCTTTGAGAATAACTTGGGTATTCCTGACGAACCTTCCCCATTTCCCGAAAGCAAGGTATATTCTACTATAACTAAGAATGACGGAACAGCGGGAATTATGACCGCTACATCACCCGCTACTGTTACAGCGTCAGAAATTGATGCGGGTGCAGGTGACTTTACGGCAAATATGTTCTTGTATCTTAATCCTGTATTCTTGGTTGGCATTAGGCTTGGAATAAAGTGGGTAGATATCAACGGAACAACAAACGAGGTATTTGGGGATCAACTACCACCAACAGAAAGTCGTGGTTGGATCAACATAAACGAAACCTTTGCTCTACCTGATACATACCCTAGCGGCATTCACATTATTCTTGAGGTAGAGTGGGCTGACTCATCGGGTGGAGACGAGCAATCCCGTAGTGTGACTATGACAGGGTTTAGCGTTGGTCAAAACTCAATCACTTCTCAGTATTCTAATCTTGGTTCTGTTGCTGTTGACCTTCCTGCCGAACTAGGATACCCTGGAGCACAGGGAATTATCGCAGATCAGTTTGGTACACCAACAGACTACGGATACTACGTTGTACGACAAAACAGATTGCTTGCTCATAACGACGGTATGCCAATCATCTATGGTACGGATAATGCTACAATCATGGAGCCCGACGCTTTCCCATCTTTGCTTTTCCCTGGCAAGGGTATGCTACACAATAATGGACGAGGCAAAGAATATACATTTGAGATGTGGATGAAGATTGCTCCACAAACATATAGCGATAAAAAGATTGTAGGCCCACTAGACAGTACTGATGGGGTATACGTAAAAGAAGGATTCCTAATCTTGGCGGCAGGCAATAATGTAAAAGGACATTATGTAGGACGTTGGTATCGACCTATGCTTATTCAGGTTGTTATCAAAACATCAACCATATCCCTGATCCTCAACGGTGAAGAAGTTATCAATATGCCGTTTGATAAAAAGACAATACCTCTAACTAACGGACGAGATTGGTGGGGTATTTGGAACTACGATGAGTTTGATTATTTTGCTGTAGATTGTATTTCTTTCTTCCCATACCCCGTAGCAGAAGACGTAGCAAAACGCAGGTATGCCTACGGTCAAGCAACAGAAAGCATCCTTACGCTAAACGCAGCATACAACGGATACTCAACAACAATAGATTTTAAAGCAGCCGAACATGGCCCCTCCGTTATTTGGCCTGACACACAGAATTGGGACTCAGGAAGTTTTGATAATTTGATTGCTACCAATAACTTTATTACCACACCCTTATACTCTTTGCCACAAATGGAACTTGGCGGGTACGACTTACAGGCGTGGTACGAAATCAACAAAACAATCAACGATAGTTCAGACTTATATTTCTCTATGAAACCATCATACGAGGAAACAGCAAGGAGCCTAACCCCATTTGCTATTGCTGATGATGGTTTGTCGCAAGGCCCTGCATACCTAAACTTTGATGGAGTTAGAGCACAGAACGAATCCATTAGAATGGTTTGGGGAGTATTCCAAATAGAGGCAGACTTACCCGAACGCAGAACGCTATTTGATTTTTATGATGCAACCACATTAGAAAACTTTAACATTTACGTTCAGGGAACAGAGTTGGTTTATGAATATAAAAATAATGTTTTGTTCTCTCAAACAATTGCTGTTGGAGAAAAGTTTGCCGCAGGTGTAGACTTACAGCATATGAGGAATGGTGAGTACGGGGAGGATCTACGAAACTTCTTCCGTTCTCTCGCTTCCTTGCGATTGTTTGTTGGCGGCAACGGATTCAATACTTTTGAGGGAAGAATCTACAAGGTCTCATTCTCTAACTTTAGGGAAGCAGTTAACCTTTCTCAATACTTTTATGCTACAGGAGAAGATGGTGCAGGGTTCTGTCAGTACCCCGCTGTAGGATTGTTCTTGCGTGAGATCTCCACATACTCCTTGATGCCAAATATTGAGGCAGGGCAGTTTTACCTAGACGTTTCAGTATCGGGTTATTGGGAAGAATATATCCCACTATCTTATTTTGCTTCTTATGTAGAGCACAGCGATGGTTCGTTAGCGTATGACCTAGATATGCTACAACTAAACGTAACAACTGTAGCGGTAGAAGACTCAGGGAATTGGTCATACCAAGAACTTAAAAATGAGTATGACGATTTAGGCAAGTTATATGAAGACCTAGCAACTGACTTTGAAACATATTTAGAGTTACGACAAGTACCAAGCGATGTTAGGTCACCATCATCAATCAGTATGTTTGCTACATTCCAAAGAATAGATGAAGGAGCAAATAAATCTCTTGACGACTTCTCATCATTTATTCCCATCAATAAAGAAAAGATTATTTTTTGTAATGACGTAAACACAGTATCTCCAAGTCAGGTATACAATACGGCATTTGAGGTTGTGGATAATACAATCATGTATCCACCCGATCAAAACTTTGAGGAATATGCAATTGTTCTTCATATGAGCGTCGTACATAGAGATGTAAACACTCACCCACTACGAATCAAAAATATGGAAATCTCTGCTAAAAACTTTAACGATGAAGCAGCAGAAAATAAAACATATATTGGTACTAAGTATGGATCAAAGATTTATCCACAAATAAATCCTGAGCACCCCGCAGAAACACACAACCCATTCTTTATTTTCAAGAGCACAGCCCCTTATCTATACAACAGCGACACCGTAGGTTTCAGGGTAGGCGAGGTTAGCGAGTTAGGCTCCGATTCTCACGCATACTTCTTCTACATTAACGAGAATGCATCAATCAACTTTGAGGTAGGCTCCTTACAGTTTATGATTAAGCCTGATATTGTTTTGGCAGAATGGGCTGAGATACAGTTATTTGAGATTCAGTCAAACAGCGGAACAATACTTTACACTCTGAAAAATGGAGAAAAATATTTTGAGATGGCATCTTACAACAAAGCCGCTGATGGAACATTAACCCCAAGGATAGGGGACTCCTATTATCAAAACGGTAGGTTTGTTTCTAAGGTTGTATTTACTAACGATCATTGGAATACTATTGGTATTGTCTTTGCTGATTTCCTTGACTTCTCTAACACAGCAGGTAAGTTTATTATGTATGGTGGAGCAAACTTTGATAACATATCATATTATCTTTCTTCAGGTCTAGGTCAGTACTCAAATATTGATGCCCGACTATGGCAGGACGTACTTGAGGTTGACTCTAACGTTGTTCAATGGAGTTATTGGGCTGATGGAACGTGGGCTTTGGTCTATATTCTTGGTCAGTCCTATGGTTATTTGTCTACACCCTCTAACATTTTTGCTGCTTGGACGGGAACTAATGGTGAAATCGTGGACGATAACAGAGGAATAGCGTTGACTAATAACCGTGTTAAGGTATTAACTGACGTTGTGTGGTCAACAAGTAGCCATTCTGCTGTATAGTATGGTATAATAGTGGCATGTCAAATAGAAAACGTCCAAAAATCGGTAAAAGTAAAGTCACAGTTCTAGATACAGGCGATGCACAGAAGAAACACTTTGGTTTCGCTTGGGGTCTCTACTTTTGGAGGCTACCCGATGGTCACCTGTTTCACGATGGCGAAGGTAACCTACTAAACATCCCATCCGTAGAAGGTGACATTGGACAAATGGCAAAGATCCGTGAGGCAGCAGCAGCACACGGGCAGCCCGAAGGAGAGGCATGGTTCTACGCAGGAGTAAATCGTGTATCAGATGAAGAATATTCTGAGCAGATTGACCGCTTGAACCAAGGGCTCATCCCATCCCTCAATGATATCGGTGCTGTAGCCGCAGCAAAGAACACGCTTGCTGTACATGGAGAGACTGATGACTGAGATTCCTTTTATTGATGCTCGTATGGCTGATGAGATTATTGAAGAGCAATGGGCACACTCCGATCCCTTTACTAAGTCTTGGGACGATATCAAGGGGTACGCAGGATTAGAAAATAATTTTAAGCGTCGCCAACAGCGAGCAGAAAAAGCAGCAAAGTCAGAACTAGAAAAGAACAATGTTCCTCGTGACCGTGCAGGCAATGTCTCCCCAACATACCTACGAGATTCAAAGGCCACAAACTACAACGAAGAACTAACTGTTGCCTCTAAACAGATTAATCCTGGCCTCGCTTACCGCAATGGCTACGGTATCTTTGATGTTATTACTCCACCATATAATATGTATGAGTTGTCATCATACTATGACACATCTTTTTCTAACCACGCAGCCATTGATGCCAAGGTAGCCAATAGTATTGGTATGGGTTTCCACTTTGAGATGACCCCTAGCACTTTAGCCGCACTAGAAAGTATGGAAGAGGGCTCAGCCAAGGATAAGGCAAAGCGTCGTATTGAGCGTTTAAAGCACGAACTCACACATTATTTAGAATCTTGTAACAACGAAGATAATTTCATCAAGGTTTTGGAAAAGGTTGTTACCGATATGCAGGCTACAGGTAACGGATATATTGAGATTGGGCGAACAACTCAAGGAGATATTGGTTACATTGGTCACATCCCTGCCCCCACGGTTCGTGTCCGTCGCTTGCGAGATGGTTTTGTTCAGATTATTGCGGGTAGCGTTACATACTTCCGTAACTTTGGAGCCAATAACCCCAACCCTGTTACAGCAGATCCTCGCCCCAACGAGGTACTACACCTCAAAGAATATTCACCACTAAATACATTCTACGGTGTTCCTGATGTTGTTTCCGCTTTGTCATCTCTCAAGGGTGACGCTATGGCTCAGCAATATAATATTGATTATTTCCAAAATAAGGCTGTGCCCCGCTACGTTATTACCGTAAAGGGAGCAAAGTTAAGTGCTGAGGCAGAGGATAAACTATTTAGATTCTTCCAAACAAGTCTCCGTGGTCAAAACCATCGTACTCTTTATGTACCACTACCACCCGACACCGACGGTAACCCCATCGAATTTAAAATGGAGCCTATTGAAAATACAGTACAGGATGCGTCATTCGATAAATACCGTAGCCGTAACCGTGACGATATTTTGATGGCTCATCAGGTACCTATGACTAAATTGGGTATGGGCGGTGGAGCCACAATTTCTAACGGAATGCAGTTAGATCGTACATTCCGTGACCAAGTAGCACGCCCCCTACAGCAATATGTAGCCAAGTTTATTAATGCTGTTATCGAAGAAAAAACAGACGTTCTACAATTAGTATTTAATCAAGCATCTCTCACAGATGACGTTGCTATGAGTCAGATTAATGAGCGTTATGCCAAGGTTCAGGTAATGACACCAAATGAAATTCGTGAAAGCATCGGTCTTCCACAAATAAATGGCGGCGATGAGATGTTCCAAATGAGTGCAAAGCAGCAAAGCGACACACGAGCAAATCTAGCAGGCAATCGTAACCGTGATTCAGAGAGAAATAATAATCAGTCTGATGGTGAAGGTGCTGTCTCAGGTCGAAATCCCGCAGGTGCAGGGCCAAAAACCGATTAAAAAATACATTTATTAAAAAAAAGAGTGTATAATAGGAAATACTATGGATATCACCAAAGCATCTTGGTCTTCTGACCACGGAAAAATCCGTGTGTCAATGCCTATTTCTAAGGTAGATGTAGAAAAGCGTACCGTTTCAGGGTTTGCTACACTAGATAATCTAGATAAGCAGGGCGATGTAGTCCCTAGCGAGGCTTCCAAAAGGGCTTTTGAGCGTTTCCGTGGTAATATTCGTGAGATGCACCAACCTCTTGCTGTGGGCAAGGTTGTTTCATTTAAGGAAGATAAGTTTTTTGACGATGTTTCAAAGAAGTTTTATACAGGTATTTTTGTTTCTGCCTATGTTTCTAAGGGTGCTCAGGATACATGGGAAAAGGTATTGGATGGCACCCTCACAGGTTTCTCTATCGGCGGGGTAGTCAACGAAGACGAAGACGTATACGACGCTGATATGAATAAAGCATATAGGGTTATCAAGGATTACGACCTAAGCGAACTATCCCTTGTTGATAACCCCGCAAATCAGTTCGCTAATGTCTTGAGCATTGAAAAGAATACCGATGACCACGGCTACCTAAGCAAGACCATGGTAGAAAATGTTTATTGGTGTTCCGAAGACGACATTATTTCAATGAGTAAAGACGAGAGTTCTTCCTGCCCACAATGCGATTCCCTAATGAGTAATATTGGTTTTGTTGAATCGGATGATACTGACAAGGCATCCGTGGTGAAGTCAATGGTACACGAGGTAAAATCAAATGGATTTACTAAGGGCGATTTTGTACGCTTTGGTGATACATACGGCAGAATCGAAAACATTGTCTTCAAGGGTGGGGCCAAGTTTGCGTCAGGGGAGGTAGTTAATGCTACTCCTTCTGACCCTGTAGTGATTGTAAAGTCATATGTTAGTGACGGAAGTTCTTTCTCTGTGACCAACAATCACGATATTACACACCTATCAACCTTGTCAAAGGTTAACACGGTGACGGTAGAGGAGGTTAGGAAAATGAGTGAAGAAGTTATTGTTGTCGAAGACAACGAAGACCTTGAAAAAGGCGTAGCAGATCGTCTACGAGCACAGCAAGCAGCAGCAGCAGAAGCACCCGCACCTGCTCCCAAGGCTAAGGCAAAGGCTAAAGAAGTTGAAGAGCCCGTTGCCGAAGTTGAAGAGGTAGTAGTTGAGGAAGAAGCAGAAGAGGTTGTTGAAGAAGTTGTTGAGGCTGTTGAAGAAGCACCCGAAGGCGATGCTGATATGGAAAAAGCAACTGCCGTAGTTGAGGAAAGTGAGGCATCCGAAACTGAAGAGGCAGAGGAAGAAGTAGTTGCAGAAGCAGAGGCCGTAGTAGCAGAAGCAGAGAATGTCATTGATTTGGCTGCTTATGTTGCTGGGCAAGCAGAACTAACTGAAACTATTACTTCATCACTAAATAACCTCGCTGAAACTGTAAAGGCTGTCCAAGCACAGATTGACACCCTACACAAAGGGCTCGTTGCAGTTGACGGCAAGGTAAATAGTGTAACCGATAATTTTGGAAAGCGTGTTGATGCAGTAGAAAAAGACACCGCTTTCCGCAAGTCTGCTGATCTTGGCGAGATCTTGCAGGAACTACCAAAGGTTGTGGAGAAGTCCACTTCCGCATGGGGCGGTCGTTTCCTCACAAATGCCGACCTATTAAGATAGAATAATGGAGGTGAAAGATATGTCAGAAGAAATTGTAAAGAATAACCCCGACGATGGTGGTATTGGTTCTCCTAACGATGGAAATTTCCAAGGCCAAGGAGCAATCGGTAACATCCATCCACCAAATGACGTTCAGACCCCACCAGGGTCCGTAGTTCCCGATGGTACCCCAACAGGCACCGTTGATCCAACTTACGGCTCCTATGGAGATGGACGACCTTGGGGTGACATGGGCGTTCTCCCTAACGAGGCCCTCATGGGTGAAACCGACCTACCTACTTCAGTAAACCCTAGCGGTCAGCCAGGTGGCGGTGTTCTAAACCCTGATCAGGCCAAGCGATTCATCGACTACGTTTGGGACGCTACAGTACTTGCCAAGGACGGTCGCCGTGTAACCATGCGTGCGAACACCATGGAACTAGAGAAGATCAACGTTGGCGAGCGTGTAATCCGTGCGGCTTCACAGGCAATTGGTGACTACACCAATGCTGGGGCTACTTTCAGTAAGGTTGAATTGACTACCAAGAAGATTCGACTAGATTGGGAGGTAACCACAGAAGCCCTTGAGGACAACATCGAAGGTGCAGCACTAGAAGACCACCTAGTTCGTATGATGACCAATGCATTTGGTAACGATCTAGAGGATCTTGCTATCAATGGTACTGGCGATCCTGCTGACGGCGACTTCCTAGGCATTATGCTAGGGTTCGTTCCTCAGGTTCGTGAAGGTACAGAGGCTCACCAGGCAATTGTAGATACTAGCAACGGTTGGACTCCATCCGTAATGCAGCAGATCATCTACGCTATGCCACGACGTTACCGTGCCCTCAAGTCAAACCTCAAGTTCTACGCAGGTACCGATA